CACAGTCTGCCACCGTCACTGTTAATGGATATTGGAGTATCGTATGACCAGTCAGTTAAATGTAGATACTATTGTAGATAAGGCTGGCTCTGGCGGTTCTAATGTTAAGATGGCTAATACATCTACCCATGTGTCAGACGGTGGCAATGTTACGCAGAATACTGTGCAGGGGTTGGCAAAAGCGTGGTTCAATGGCAGTACCGCACCAGCGGTAGTTAATTCTTTCAATATAAGCAGTGTAACGGATAATGATACTGGTCAATTCTTTTTTAATTACACTAATCCAATGTCTGATGGCAATACAGGTGCTGCTGCTCAACCCACAAGTGTTGACCACATAACCATAACTTTAGGTGGTCTAACAGCAATGATGCGCTGTTATTGTTTTGATGGCAGTGCTTATGTTGATACGTCATTGACAGGAACTGTTTGTGGAGACCTCGCATAATGGCTAGTATTCTTAAAGTAGATACCCTAACAGGTGTAACCACCGCTGGCTCTATTAGCGTTACTGGCGAGGGCAACTCAACCAAGACTAATCTTCAGCAGGGGTTGGTGAAGGCTTGGTGTTCTGTGGATGTTACAACAGTAGATGATTCATTAAATATTTCTAGTTTAACTGACACTGCGACTGGAAAGGCAACAATGAATTATTCTAACAATATGGCAAGTGAGCATTATGGATTAACTATGAATTGTGCTATTCAAAGCCAAGTTCCCATATGTTATCCGCAAGACAGTTCATTTATTACAACATCAGCACACAGAATAGTCACTGAAATTGAAGCGGGTGCGTTAGCTGATGCTGAGTATCTTGGCAGTCAGGTGACAGGAGACCTCGCATAATGGCACTAGGAAAGATAAAAGCAGATACCCTAGAACACAGCACCGCTGGGTCAGTTGATACGCAGTATGTTGTGAATGGTAGTGCGAAATTTTGGATTGCCCACAACGGACAGGGTACACCTTCAGCATATGACAGTTTTAATGTTGGGTCTATTACCGATGTAGGTCAAGGAAACTACAAGTACAATTTTACCAACAACTTTAGTACTGCTAAAGGTTATTGGAACACTGGACTTATGTCATCAAGCACAGACCACAATGGTACTTTTATTAAACTCTGTATGCCAATGAATGAGGCTGATGTTTTAACATCTAGCTTAGAAGTTTCTGCGACTTATTCATCATCTAGTTCAACTGGAGATTTTGATTATGAGTATGTAAATAATGCTGGAGTAGGAGACTTAGCATAATGCAAACACCAGAATTTCAAGGCACACACCTATTTGACAGACTATGCTGGGCGAAGGAAAACCTTGAGCCGCATCAGTCTGACTATCGTGTTGTGTATGAAGACAAGATAGACGAGTGCGCTAAGATACTTGTACCTGATCCAAACTGGATGGCTTGTGCGCTACAGGGCGGCATCTTACCGCCAGTGCAGGTATACTGGGAACTAGCCAAGGATGAGGCACAGCCCGACTTTAAGAAGCACACTAGGGGTTATTTGCTCCATAACACTGAGCCTGTTGAGGCGATGACCGAAGAGCAAGCAATTGAATACCTAATTATGAAAGACTGCCCACAGCATGTGTGGCGAAATTGGGATGAGGGCAACAAACCTAAGATGGTTATATGCCGTAAAGAACAGCTTCCGGGTACACGAGAATGGCGTAATGCCTGGAAGATATCAGACGATTTAGGAACCGAAGATTTGGCTGCATAGGAGACACCGATGGCAACAACATACATTGTGGATAAAGATGGTAAACAGATTGACGCTGCTGACTTAACCAGCAAGCCTAGTGATCGTCACTTTAGAGGTGCATGGACATTATCTGGCAAGGTTATTTCAGAAGATATGACAAAGGCCAAAGAGATTTTTAAGGATAAAATCCGAGAGGTTCGCGGCCCACTGCTTGAGGCAGAGGATGTCGTGTACATGAAAGCTCTTGAAGCTGATAACGCAGATGCAAAGGCAGCTTCAGTGGCTAAGAAGACTGATCTCCGAGATGCCCCAGCCGCTTCTGCGATTACTAATGCTGCAAGTATTGATGCCCTCAAAGCAGCTTGGGATACTGATGTCCTTGGCGAAAGTCCTTATGCTTGAGGTGTACAATGTCAAAGGGTATCTTCAAGATATTGAACAAATGGTTTCATAAAATAGGGAGACTTTTGATGCCGACACTATATGACTTAAACCCAAAGCTGCGGCCCAAGGCAAAGAAGAAGGTTGAGCCTACGGTTGCCGTGAAGAAAAAGGGCCGTCCGAAGAAGACTGCCAAAAAATAGATGGAGCCAATTACCACGGCAATCGCTGCGGTAACTGCGGCCTCGAACGCAATCTCTTTCATCAAAGCCAGAATAAATGACGTTCAATCGGTGGCTGAAATCGGGGATCAGATAAGCACCCTCTTCTCCGCACAACAGAAACTAAACGAGGAGCGAAACAAGCAAGCCGGGGTTGGCACAGACATAGGCATCCGTAGTTCAATTGACGCTGTATTAGAGGCGAAGCGGTTAAACGAGCAAATGCAAGAGATCGCCACAATGATAAATATGAGATGGCCTATGCCAGCAAACCAGCCATCCACCTGGCAAACCATACTAAGCCACCATAATGAAGCGGTACGTCAAAAAAAGGAGGCTGAGAAGAAAGCACAAATTGAAGCGGCCCGACGGCAACAAGAAATGGCAGAGACGATTAAAGCGTGTGCGATCATCTTCGGTGTACTCCTTGTAGTTATTTTTCTTTTTGCTGTGATGTTTATGACAATAGCTCGCAGTGGTGAAGGAGACCTTTATGATTACAGTAGAACAGTTCTTAAGATGGAAAGTTCTGCCACGTTTTATGATGTTGGCTAGCACTGTAATGTCTTGGCGTTGTGCAGAATGGTTTATGTCCCTCGAAGACCCAACAGCATCTCAGTCAGCTTTCGTTAGTGTTGTGATGGGCGTGATGACCGGCGTGTTCGGCATCTGGATGGGCCATGAACACAAGAAGGAATAGGCATGACTGATGAAAAGAAAAAGCCAATATCTGTAACATTAGGTGAAAATAGTTTTGAACTGGTGTTGCGAATATTGGGCAATGAGTTTGTAGCTATTAAGATTGGCTCAACTAACTTTTCAGGCAAGCTAATTGCTGGCGGTGTTTTGCTTTTGTTTTTCACGTTTATGCTCATGGAGGTGTTTGGCTTGTCTCGTATAATGGGTGTTGAGTGATGTTTTACCTTTTACCACCTCTATGGCTTTTTTCGTTCTTTTGCGGATTTTTATTTGGGTAGATGATGGCAACCAAGCTAAGTGAGAACACTGAGTTGGCAATGCCAATTCGTAACTTGATTGCACTGGTCGCTGCCGCCACGCTCGGAACTTGGGCCTATTTTGGAGTGATCGAAAGACTTAATTCTATTGACAACAAAATCATTTTAATGAAAGCAGATCTTGATCAAAACAGTCAGTTCAGGACCAAATGGCCGAGGGGCGAGATGGGTGCGCTTCCGGCTGATAGTGAGCAGTTTATGCTGATAGAACATTTGTCTGAGCAACTTGCTAAATTACAAGAGCAAGCAGACCAAGGCAAACTACCGCATGACCAGCAACAGAAGTTAACCTTGGATTTTTATGAAAAGAGATTGACAAATATTGAAGCACAAATTGAGAAGATAAGGAACGCGCAACGTGGTAATTGAAACGATCACATTGATTTTGTACATGAGTGGGGATGTTGCAGAACATACAGCCTTTGAGCAGATTGCAAAATGTTTAAAGGCAAAGCGTACCATTGAACGTAATCTCTATAAGAAATCAACTTCTGTTAGATATGCTTGTGAAAACAAGACGGTTGAGATATCGAAGAACGCAGACGGCTCAAGCTACATTGTGCGGATTGTCGAATGAAAGAAACTTTTTACATCCTCGTTATTTCAATGTGGGGGAACACTGGTGTTCAGTGGGAGTACATTGGCAACCAGATCGCTCTCAACCAGCCGATGACTGAGAGTCAGTGTTTGTATCTGATCGATGATGAGATGTGGCAAGCAACTTACGAAAACGAGTGGTATCAACTACGAGCGCACTGCTTTGATGCAGACTGTGCCGGAAAGGAGAAGTGCTGATGATACAAGCATTGATTGGACCTATTGCTGGCCTTGCTTCGTCATGGATGCAGTCTAAAGTTGAGCAAACCAAAGCCAAGGGCAAGGTTGCTCAAGCAAAGGCAGAAGCAGAAGCCGAGGTTATGAAGGTGGCTGCTACGCATGAAGCTGGCTGGGAAAAGATCATGGCTCAAGCTAGTGATAATAGCTGGAAAGACGAGGCATGGACTATTCTCTTTATAGCTATAATTGCTATGTGCTTCATTCCATTCACCCAAGGGTATGTTGAAGATGGGTTTGCTGCTTTGTCGAATACTCCAGAGTGGTTTCAGTATGCCGTTTACGCCAGCATAGCAGCGAGTTTTGGGCTGCGGTCATTGAAAGGTATGAAAAAATGAACATCGACAAACTGCGTGAAGAGATTGCTGCTGACGAGGGCCGTCGCAATGCCGTGTATCTCTGTACTGAGCAAAAGAGGACTGTAGGAATCGGGCACCTGATTACGGCTGATGACCCGGAGTGGCCTATGGAAGTAGGAGACACAATAAGCGACGAGCGCATCAACGAAATGTTTGA